CAAACAATCTGTATAAAATAAAATAGAAATAAGAAAATGGCACAAATAACAAACCCAAATATAACTTCGCAGATTGCAGCATTGGCTAACACTGGTACAATTGATTCAAATGCGATAGTACAATTATTAAATTCAGCACTTCCAGCTACTCAGCAAATTGCAACTACTGGAACTACTGGTACAGGTCTTTATAAAAGATTTGGTGAATTTGATAAAGTAAACGCAAAAATAGAAGTAGTAACAACTGGATTATGGAGTAATGATTCTGGTTCATTAACACAATTCTTTACATCATCAAATCAAGTAGCATCTACAAGTGGTAAATACTATTGGAATGTTTATAATTTAGACCCTAGATTAAGTGAAGTAGAAGATATTCAATTTGCAATTGCATATGGACATGTTGATGGAAGTGGTTCTGTTTCTTTACAAAATAGTGATGAAGCATTGTTACCATCTAAAGCAACCTACGCTCAGTATAAATCGATGTTATTAGACCCAACTCTTTCTAAATTCCAATTTGATAATAGTTCAGGAATTGCAACTGATGCAAATGGTATCTATATAATTAACTTCTCTAGAAATAGATATAGAGAAAAAATGGACGCTGGTAACTGGTCATTAACGGTATCTGGTTCTAACGGATATTTTACATTAATTGATAATAGTGGTAAGAAATTTGGTGATACTTTAGGATTAAGTGGTAACGTATTTAAAGTAGTTTCTGGTTCATTGGAATTAGGTACTCAAAGTGAAGCAACAATTAAAAATACAACTGAAACTTCAACTGGACAAGGATACGGAGCATTTTATCCTGATAGAGGTATTATAGTACTTAACGCAGCAGCAATAGGTGGATTAGTTGGAACTGTTAGAGATGGTGGTGGTGCTAGTTTGGGAAGTGTAACTGGTAACCTATCAATATTGGCTGACCAAAGTAACCACAAATTATTATATCACGCAATTAGCGCATCGTATAATCCAGCAGCTGGACAAGGTGATTTCCAAGCTAGAAGAACTGAAAACGTATCAACACAACACTTCTTTGTAAGAGCAACAAATAGAGAATTTAACTATTCTAATAACCCTACTTACTTAGCAGCAGATGGTACATTTACTGAAACTTCATTTAATACTGACCCACAAACTTACATTACAACTGTAGGTTTATTAAACGATTCAAATGAATTAGTTGCAATAGCTAAGACTTCTCAACCAATTGTTAAATCTTTTGATAAAGAAGTTTTAATTAAAGTTAAATTATCATTCTAATTTAATTAGAAACATAATAAAGAGAACCCCCTTCATTGGGGGTTTTTCATTTAATCAATATTTATATACAAATCGGAAGACTACATGATTAAAGAAATTCCAAAATCTGATATTATAATTAGACCTATGAAGGTCTATAAAGAATGGACATTGGATGAGAATGATATATATCCAATTTTCGGTACAAGGGGTGCCAATACATTAATTGATATTGATAATGATGATACAAGTCATGGTTATAATCAAAAAGTAATTCATGCATCAATAAAATCCCAATTTTACACAAACCCATCAACAGCATCTATTTTAACAGAAGTTGGATTACGAAAATCATATGCATCAACCGATGAAAGAATTTTAGAAGATGATATAGCTGTATTTTCTATCCCACAAATATATTATGGTGAGGGAATAAAAGTTGGAACTGTCGTATTGGAAGATGAACAATTAAGTAGAATTTATACAGATGATGGATATTCAAACCTTATTGATTCTGGTAGTAATATTAAAGGAAACATATTTTATGATAGAGGATTGGTTGTAATATCTAAAGATATAGTTAGTGGTTCTGTATTATCTCAATTTACTTTAAATTTTCGTTCAACAAAAACAATATTTGAAAATGAAGTATTCATACCGGTATTAGAAAGTGAGTTTAATTATTCACAAAATCCATCAGCTGTATATGAAGATGGTGGTAGACTTTACACTCATATAATGCAAAGGCCGGGTTCTACAAAAATTGGAGATTTGGTTACATCATCGTTTTATGATGCTGGAATTAAATGGGTAAAATCCGCATTTCTTCAATACGAAGCAAGTAGTTCTTTAGACCAAACTGGTTCATTTTTAGCACCATATATTACTACAATTGCATTGTATGATAATGAATTAAATATGGTAGCTGTGGCAAAATTACCACAACCAATTAAATCTTTACCTGATTATCCGGTAAACTTTATTATTCGTTTTGACACATAATGTTATATTTATATAAAGAAAACAAACAAAAGATATGTCTAAAATTTTAGAAACATTTGAAAAAAAACCACCTACAACAAGTAAAATTAACAGTAAAGGCGGAGATGTTGAGCCAATAGGCGCTGATAATGCATATAAACCATCCAAAGATTTATCTAAAGATGAAGTAAAGCTTAAAAAAGCAAGAGGTGGGGATTTGAATACTACAAAGAAGTATTCGGATATGGTAAAAAAGTAATTAATGAGTTGGAAATTTAATGGAAATATTGTTACAGAAGAAACCACACCAGAAGGTGCGGTTGGATTTGTCTATAAAATAATTGATAACAGAACTGGTAGATTCTATATAGGAAAAAAATCTCTATCTCAAACCCGTAGATTGAAACCCCTTAAGGGAAAGACTCGTAAAAGGGTTGTAAAGAAAGCATCTGATTGGGAAAAATACTATTCATCAAACGAATGGATTAAATCGGAAGTAAAAGCTGGAAACGCTGAATATTTTGAAAGAGAAATCATTCAGTTTTGCTTTTCAAAGAAATCCTTATCATATTACGAAATTAAATGGCAGTTTCATTACGATGTACTTGCCAACGAACAAGCAATAAACGAAAACCTTATGGGAAAATTCTTCCGTAGGGATATTATAAACTAAAGTTATGACAATACCTGAAATCGCACATAAGTACGGAATCTCCGAAGCTTATTTAAACGCAAAAGATGATGCACTTCAAATAGCAGCTGCATCTTTAGTAGACCTTAAAGGAATGTTGGAAGCAAACCAACCAAAAGCTCCAATTGCAGCAAAAATGCAGTTTTTAGCTGATTTCCTTTACGATGTAAAGAATTCCAATCATTAATTTGGATAATTCCCAAAAAAGTTGTATATTTGTATAGAATATACATAATATGCTATTTGGGAAGAATAAACTAACGGTCATTAACATTTTAGACACCACATTAGGTGTAGGTTCATCCTTAAAGGGAAATGAGCAGGCTCACCATTGTCCATTTTGTAATCACCATAAGAAAAAACTTCAAGTAAACTTAGATACCCAAAGATGGCACTGCTGGGTATGTAATTCTAAGGGTAGGTCAATCCAATCCCTTCTTCGCAAACTCAATGTAGATATAAGAGACCTTAATAGATTGAAAGATATCTATGGTGAGGATGATTATACACTAGTTGAGAAAGATGAGTATGTGGCTAAGTTACAATTACCATCAGAATTCAAACAATTACACTTCAAACCAAATGGATTCCAACCTGAATACAATCAAGCTATTAACTACCTTAAAGAAAGAGGAATTACCCAAGCTGATATCGTTAAATATAACATCGGATATTGTTCTGATGGATTATACTTTGGCAGAATCATTGTACCTTCGTATGATGAGAATGGTGACTTAAATTACTTCGTAGCTCGTTCATATTACAAAGAAGAACGAATGAAGTATAAGAATCCACCAGTTAATAGAGATGTAATTGTGTTTGATAATCAAATCAATTGGAACGAACCCATTACTTTATGTGAGGGTGTATTCGATTCATTCTCAATTAAAAGAAATTGTATTCCTTTGCTTGGAAAGTTCTTATTGAGCAAATTAAAGAATAAGATTATAGATAAAGGTGTTAAAGAAGTAACTATTATGTTAGATTCAGATGCTATTGCAGATTCAACTAAACATACTGATTACTTTTTAAAGAACGGAATTAAAGTTCGTAACATTATACCAACTGATAAGGATGCTGGTGAAATGGGATTTAAAAAAGTAAACGAACTCCTAAAGGGAGCAAAACAAACTGGATGGGATGACTTAGTTCTATCTAAATTAAACAATATATGAAAAACAATCCAAATATAAAAGATAATAGATATAAGGATGGTGTAGATGCTGGTTTAATGAGCAAATTAAAAATTGCATTACCATTGAAATCAATTGAAAATGAAAAAAATGTCAAGCCACCTATGAGTATGGGTGAAAAATTAAGATTAAAAGGTTTGACAAAGTTAAATAAAAAAGAAGCAAACGAAATACGAAGATTAATAAATAATAAAATGGAATTGGTTACATCTATTCTAAACGATAAGGGATATGATGTAGTTAAACGAAAATAATATATGAGGTTAAAGAGAATTTATCACATTGCGGATATACACATCCGTAACATAAAAAGACACAAAGAGTTTAGAGAAGTATTCTACTCAATGTTCGAAGAAATCAAAAAGAGAGGAACGGAAGATTCCATTATCTACTTAGCTGGTGATATCGCTCATGCTAAATTGGAAATGAGTCCTGAATTGGTAAGTGAGATTAGCTGGTTGTTTACTGAATGTAACAAATTATGTCCTACTATTGTAATCGCTGGTAATCACGATTGTAATATGAACAATTCGGACAGAATGGATGTACTTACTCCAATTGTAGATGCATTAAAACTACCAAACTTAACTTACTTAAGAGATACGCAGGTTTATGGTATTGGTGGAGTTGATTTTGCAGTATTCAGTATATTTGACAACAAAGACAATTGGCCTAAAGCTGATACTCTATTTGGTAATAAGAAGATTGCACTATTTCACGGACCTGTTGATAACTCTACAACCGATGTAGGATATGTAGTTAGTAGTAGACACTTCACAACTGAAATATTTGATGGATACCATTTAGCCTTATTAGGAGATATTCATAAAAGACAAGAGATGATATCACCAAGCGGATGTAAGGTGGTATATGCTGGTTCTTTGGTACAACAAAACTTCGGTGAGACATTAGATAAGCACGGATTCTTAGTTTGGGATTTAGATACAATGACCTATGAGGAAGTTGATATCCAAAACGATTATGGATACTATACTTTAGATGTTGATGGTGGCGTTGTGCCGGATGTAACTGATATGCCGTTGTATCCTCGTTTAAGAGTGAGGATAACTAATACGGATACCGCAGATACAAAGAGAATGATGGCTGATATTACGGCAAAGTATGGTGTAGAGGATTTTACAATCATTAGAACGGATACCTTTAATAAGAAGAAAACCAACGATAGAGAAGCAAGGTTGGAAGTAGATAGTGTGGCTGATATAAACCATCAAAACTCTTTAATCGGTGAGTATATTGAACGTATGATGCCATTTGTGACAAAGGAGGACTTAGCTGGAATAGAGAAAATAAATCGTGACATTAATAGTAGAATACAACCATCAGAACTACAAAGAAACATAAGCTGGAAACCAATTAAGTTTGATTTCAGTAATATGTTCTCATACGGAGAGAGGAATGTAATCAACTTCGATAAGATAAACGGACTGATGGGATTATTCGCACCAAATGCACAAGGTAAATCATCCCTATTTGATGCAATCTCATTTTGTTTATTCGATAAGTGTAGTAGGGCTTACAAAGCATCTGCTATTATGAACAATCGTAAAGCCGATTTCCATTGCCAATTAGAATTCTCCGTAGATGGAGTTGTCTATGGTATTCGTAGAGAGGGAAGAACAATCAATAAGGGAAAGAACGTTAAAGTGGATGTGGACTTTTGGAGAGAGGGAGATAGTGGTAGAGAATCACTTAACGGAACGGAACGTAGGGATACCAACCAAGTTATTGAAACCTATGTAGGAAGATATGAGGATTTCATTATGACGGCCCTTTCACTACAAGCTAACAACGCCCTATTCATTGATAAATCACAATCGGAAAGGAAAGATTTGATGGCTCAGTTTATGGGCTTGGATATATTTGATAAGCTGTATGATACTGCTACTAACGATATCAAAGATGTGAATGCACTTATCAGAAATTTCAGAAGAACCGACTTCACTTCTGAATTAGCCCAAAAAGAAAACGACTTGAATTCAAAGAGAGAGGAATATGATAGTTTAGATGCAGAGAAGTTAGAATTAGAAAAAAGAAAGGGTGAATTGGATGAACAAATAATAAATCTATCCCAACAAATCATTCCAATACAAGGTAATTTAAACATTGATACTCTAAATTCAAAACTTAAAACAATTGAGGGTGATTTAACAACTTGGGGTGGTACTAAATACAAATTAGTTGAAAAGCATACGGAGGCTAAAGAATTGGTTAGAGAAGCCAAAGAAATGGTTGATTCTAAAGTTACTATAAACGGAACTGATATTGGTGATGCTCAAATACAATTGAATTTAGTTAAAGGGCAAATCAAAGATACATTACATCAGATTGAATTATTAGAACAAACAATTGAAACCAACAAAGAGAAGTTATCACATTTAGCAGAGCATGAGTATGACCCTAATTGTAACTTTTGTATGAACAATGTATTCGTAAAGGATGCAAATGAAACTGAAAAGAAATTAGGAGAGCAAGGTAATCAATTAGAAATACTAAACATATTACATGGTGCTCTTATAACTCAATTAGGTGAATTGGCTGGAGTTGAAGACCAATTCCGTCAATGGAAACAATGGACTGATGAGCATAGTAGATTAATTACATTAAGAGAAAGATTAGAAGCCGATGGTAAAACCGCAGAATCAAGAATTGAATTACTACAACATCAATTAGAAACAGCAAAGACTGATATTAAAAGATATAATGATAATGTAGAAACAATTACAAACAATACTTCTTTAGTAAATCAAATTGAAAATATTAAAGAGGAAAAGCAAGGTATTGAAACTCAAATATCTAATGTCAATAAAAAGATGTTAAAATTAATGTCAGAGGTAGGTGCAACAAAAACCTACATTGACAATATGGTAGCTAAGATGGAGGAAGTAAAAGAATTGGAAAGTAAAAATCAATTATATACATTCTACTTAGATGCAGTTAAGAAAGATGGTGTACCATATGAGTTAATATCCAAAGCACTTCCAGCAATTGAAAACGAAGTGAACAACATATTAGGACAAGTGGTAGACTTCTCAATATCAATGGATACCGATGGAAAGAACATTAACGCTAGAATCGTTTACGAAGACCAGGAATGGGCTTTAGAGATGTGTAGTGGTATGGAGAAGTTCATATCGGGATTAGCGATTAGAGTGGCTCTAATTAACATATGCAACCTACCTAGACCAAACTTCTTAGTAATAGATGAAGGGTTTGGAACATTAGATGCGGATAATCTATCATCCTTATTTATGATGATGCAGTATCTTAAAACTCAATTTGATTTCATTTGGGTTATTTCTCACTTAGAACAAATGAGAGATATAGTAGATGGACTTATTGAAATTAAGAAAGTAGATGGTTTTAGTAAGATTAATTTCTAGTAACTGGTAATACATTTTTAGGTGTGGTCTTGTTTAAAGACTGCACCTTTTCTTTTATAAGGGTTTCTACTAACCCATTTATCTTATATCCTTTCTCTTTACAAAATTCCTTTAATGCCTGATGTATTTCAGCATCTATTTGTATCATTGCGTACTTCTTCATAACGTTTCTTTAGATTTCTTTATTATTCTTTAGATTTTAATAATTATAAATATTAAACATAATATTTATTAGTAATTAATAGGAACATACATGGCAAGAATCAAAAAATATGCGGATAATTTAACGCAAAATTTAACTTATTTTCAAACATTTGTAACAGATACAAATCCAAATTCTGATTATTTTAGAATAACTGAATTTAAAGAAACATTTACAGGAGGTAAAAATGGGTTTTTAGTTGAAGGCTCCCAGCATTTAAAGGAGAGTACTGAAATTAAAATAGAAATTTTAGATGTTGATGGTAATCCAATTTATTTTGAACCTGGTAGTGGTGTTCCTGAATATTATGAAGGATTATCAAAATTAGTCGCAGTTTACATATATGAGGATACTCCAATTGGTAATGCAAAAATTACTGTATTGGGTGAACTGAAAACTTATATAGATGCGGATGGTATCACTCAACCAATTCCTGATGAATGGGCTGGTATTTATAATCTTAAATGGGAAAGAGAATTTAAAGTTAATAGATTATTATCAAATGAAGATAACGTAAGATTTTATGTAAGACCTCAAGTTAGTATTACTGAAATAGTTAAACCAATATTTTCAAATGTAGTTACTTCAAAAATTCAAACTGGAATTGTAAATGGGCAGGCATTAACTCCAAACGTAGGACAGCAACTAAAAAATTTCACACAAGCCACAGAATATTTACTAACAACCGTTGGAAACACGTTTTGGACAGCATCTGTTGTAGGAACATATTTGGATATTCCTGGTATAGAATATTCACCATTAGTTACAGAAGTAATTAATTCAAGAGAAATAATAGTACAACCACCATATACTAATACGGCATTGGGTTCAGCTGCACAAATTGAAAATTTTACAAATGAAGCATTTACTGCAACATTTAATTATACGGAGGGGGTTGATAATTTAAAAACGGCACTAACTGGTTCTTTTGCAAAAATAACATTAGCAGATTTAACTACGTTTGTTGGTGATTGTGCTAGAGTTAAAATATTTAGAAAATCAACTGCAGATTTATCTGATTTCCAATTTGTTCAAGAAATACAATTAGAATCAAATGAACTTTTAGTTGATTTGGAATCTACTACAAAAAATCAAGAAAACTATGGTTTATTTGATAATTTAAATTTTAAATCACAGTATCCATTTGGATATTGGATAACATCTTCAAATAATTTAGTAACCACATTTAATCAAACATTTTTATACAATTCAGTTAAATTAAATAGTACTATTGGTGTTGAAAAATTCTTTACATCAAAATCTTTTAATATAAATGAGGGTATTGAATATAGTTTAAATTTTAATGTTAAAAAAGAAGCAGTTGGAAATGCTAGTAATTATATTGAAGCATACCTAAGTGGTTCTAGACAAACAACAATAAATGGTTCACCAATTACTCTACAAGTAAAGCAAAGTATATTAACATTAAAAACTCAAAACGCTTTACTTCAAAAACAAAATATTAGTGAAAATATAAAAGCAGAAAAAATTGATAATGCTAAATTATATTTTGATGTGAGGGGAACTGATTGGTACATAGCTGATGTTAGTTTAAAGGCATCGCAAGAAACGGCATTCTCTCCTGATGAAATTACATTTATACAATCAGTACCAAGAAATTTACCTGCAGAAACGTTTATATATCGTTTTGAATTTTATGATATAAATAATAATTATATACCTGTATTGGTTGAAGAAACCAAAACTTTTGATGGTGGTAACTTACAAACAATACGAAAGCAATTAAGATTAGTAGCATCAAGTACAGGATTTCAGTTTGATTCTGGTTCAAATCCAGTACCACCTACGATTATAACAATAGAAGAACAAAAAACTTTATTAACAGGTTCGGTACATTATACGTCTCAATCTTTTGATTTCTTTGGAAACGCATTATCTTCATCTCAATATACCGCATCAGTTTACGCTGGGCCAGACCCATTGTATTCAGGAAGCGGCCAATATCCTGGATTATTACAAGGAATTGGAACTAGTAATGTTTTTATGAGAGTTCAGGATTTCACAGGTTCTAGAAGTGATATAAATGTTCAATTAGTAAAATTGACAGGAGAGTGTGAGGGATTTACCGATACCATTAACATATATAAAATATTAGATGGATTTGGTGGTGTGAATCATATTATTAGACCTTATAGAGGAACTCAAATTAGAAATAGTAGTACATCATCTTTGGAAATTCAAGCGGTAAGAATTGATGGTATTAATGATATTTTATTAAGTAAACAATCTTATAAAAACTTTTCAAATATTCAACTTCATATTATTTCTCGCTCTAAAGAAGGAAATGAAAAGTTTGTAAACTTATCTTATGTTACTGCAAGTAATATGATTGTGGGATTATCAACAGGTTCATTAGGTACTAGCCAAATAGATTATAATGCAGTATTCAATAGAGATTCAATTGATTTCAGAAGAATAGTTTACTTAATGCCATCATCATCTGCAGCATCTGGTCCAGCTTACGCTGTATCATCTTCTGTGTTAGCATCAATTATATTGGAAGATTTGCAAGATGGATTGGATAGTGGTACTGTAACTTATAATGCTGATTCATTTACAATAAATCCTAGAACGGAAATTGAATTTAGACCTTCATTTGGATTTGCTACCGCTTCTTTTGCAAAAAGAGGAACTACAAGTACATTAGAAGCAGTAACATCTTCGTTTCAGATTTATCCATCAATGTCAATTAATAAAGATTGGGTTCCTGAATATTGGATGTATTATCATACTCAAAGTTTACACCCAACACTAACTGTTGTTGCAACTGATGATAATAAAAATATAATCCCATCACAAGCTCCATCTGGTTTAAATTATGTAAGAAGTCCTTTAAATCAAACTAAAAATTTAACACTAACATTTACATATACTGAACCTTGGACATCTGCATCGGTTAGTTTAGATAAAACATTTACAATTGTACCCGAAGGTAAGCAAGGAGATGAGAGTATTGTATTTGAAGTAAATCCAATCGCCGTAACATTGGGAGCTAATTCAAGAGGTGTTATAAATGATTTTAGACCTTCAATTACCGATATTAAATTAAAACAAGGTTCTAGATATCTTGCATTTAGTTCAAGCGCATATACTTTAAATAATTTAAGTACACATGGTACATTCTATATAGCAACTGGTTCAATAATAGAAAAAAATATTAAATCAGGTAATATACAATTTACTTCATCATTTGGAGTACCATATACGGCATCGTTAATAGTAAGTGCATCATCTAATTTTACACAATTAAGTGGTAGTGTTGAATATCCACTTATAATACATCCATATTATACATCATCTATCTATACTGCTAGTGTGATTGTAAATTATACAAAAGTATTAGAAGGAGCACCACCTATACAAATATTAATGACTCCATCGGTAGTAACATTAGCAGCTGATGAAGTTGGTTATGTAACTCCAGTTGGATATTCTCCAGCAAATACAACAATACAAGTTAAAGAAGGAGATGATTTTCTTACATTCACAACACGTTCAATAGCTCCTGGTACTTGGAGAATAAACTCAATTGAAACTAGAGGAGGTTCTATATGGAATATCAGAACAGGTTCATTATCATCTTCATCATTAAGTACAGCAACTATAAATTATAATAGATTTGACCATCCATACGTTTCGGCAAGTGCACTTTATACAATTCAAGTATATCCATTTGCATTAGGAGCTGGGCATTCATATACTTCATCAATTTATACTAGAACTCAAACATTTACAAAAAACATAGATGCTGCAAAAGCTCGTAAAGTAGATTTTAAAGCATCTTCATATACTGTAAACTATAATAGAGATGGTAGAAAAACTACACCTGAAAGTGGTATTGATTTAATAGTAAGTGCATTTAATACAACAGGTTCGTATTCAGCTGGAGTAACAGCAGGTCCAAACGCTTATTTATATTATGTTGAATTGGATGGTAGTGAAACTTTTTATGATGGACCTCAACCATTAGAAGGTACACCACCATCATATACATTTGGACCAATTGATGGGGCTGATGCAGCTGGGCCTGGAGAAAATAAAACTTGGAAAGTTAAACTTACGGATGGTAAAGCTCCTGTATATACTTCATTACAACAATCTGATATTAGAGCAGAAGGACAATTAACAATATCTGGTATAAAGGCTGGAGCAGATGCTTATAAAATAGTATCATCAAATGATAATTGTGCTATGACAGCTAATTTGTGGACAAGTTCATTCAAAGCAACTGGAATGAAGATAACCACATTTAAAGGAACACAACAATTAACAAACGTAACATCGTATCCGGCACCAACATATCCTGATGATTATGATTTCCAAGATAATGTTATTGGTATATTAGGATATTCATCTGCATCAATATTTACAACATCGTCTTGGATTACAACAGCAGCTAATAAATTCCCAGCTGGAAGTCCAGCTTCAATTGGAGATATAATTGGTTGGTACGCACCAGCTGTTAGTTCATCGGGTACAATTGTATATAAGGTAGATTTTGAAAATGATAGAGTATATGGTGGAAGACAAGTTCAATTTGTAACACAATCTATTTCTGTACAATTTGAACCACCAGCTCCATATGATGTTAAATTAACAAATGAAAATTCATCAGCAGTTTATAGAGTATCTGGAGAATTTAGAACATCTGGAACGGGTACATTAGTTAGAGTATATAGAGGTAATCAAGAATTAACAAATCAGCCGGCCGGATGGAGTCCTATAACTGCAGTAGATGCATATGGTAAAACTGGATACCCAAATCAATGTAGGGTTTCTATATATACTAAATCATCTTGGCTAACTTTACCAAATAGTTGGTTAGTGGGAAGCTATGTAACTGGAGTACCTGCTGAAATGCCACCAATAACAAATTGGGCAGACCCACAAACAAATAGTATTGCTGAAATTG